GTCATATATCAACCACCACCACCACCATCATCACCAGATTCTACAACAGTATCTTTTGGTCCAGATGGAGGTCCAACGGGTCCTACTGGATTACTATCAGGTGGTAAAAGAAAGTCAAGAAAATCAAGAAAATCAAGAAAGTCAAAAAAGTCAAAAAAGTCAAGAACAAAAAAATATTAATCATAATAATTTATAGATGATTTATAAAAAAATACAAAAAGGAGCTAGATTAACATCCAATGAAGTATTTAATAATTTACAAATAAATAAATTCTATGAAACGGGTGGTTCTGGATTATTCCAATTTATAATAAAAATTACTGATAATAATACACCGACAAGTTTAAATGTTTATAATAAAGGATATATAATATATTTTTATAAAGGTTTCAATACAAATAATATTCCAATTTTAATATTCGGTATTGTAGATAATAATAATTTTTTTTATGAGATTGCTGATTATACTGAATCAGGACACCCTTTAGGATCTGAAAAACCTTCTGTTTTAAAATTATTTCCAACAACAGTTGGTACTATAGCAGGGAATAAGAATATTGAAACACTAAATACTGATATATTCAATAATTTAACTGATACACATAAATATTATCCTTCATCTACACCAATTACTATTTATATACCACCTCCAGCACCAGCACCAATATCACCTATCAATATATTGGCATCGTGGTCAAATGGATTTTATAATATTAATAATTCTGATATAATAGATAATCTTGATTTACATTTTAACCTTATTAATACTGATAATAGTGTAATAGGTAGAACATTCACTAAGAATACATATTTACCTATATATTTATATAAGATAAATAATACTCATACATATGGTATTCTCAATAAAAATAATCAATTTTGTAGTATTCATTATGTAGGTATTGATCGTCATATTAATAATAATATTTGGAATATTCTCAATATATCTACAATATTTGGTTCTGTTGGAACACATTCTGGATTCAATCCTAATAGTATCAATGAATTAGATAATTATTTATATACTAATATAAATTCATTATCTAATACTCCTATTAATCTTAACCCTCCTATTACTTTATATAGAGCGCCAGGATCAGCGCAACCTAGATCACCTGTCATACATCAGCCATCCCCAGTTACAGTAGCACCACCTCCAGTGAAATATCAGCAACCACCCGCACCACCTCCAGTTAGAGACCCACCACCTCCATCAGCACCATCATCTAACATTTCTACAAAAGTAGGAATATCTGGAGGTAAAAGTAAAAAATCTAAAAAATCTAAAAAATCTAAAAAATATAGAAAGGCAAATATTTAAAAAGATCTACATCTTTTTTTCAACATGAGGAGTATATAAGATATCATCATATGTTAGAGTTTCATCCAAACAAACTAAATTTGTTTTTGAATGAAATTTATCACAATCTTTATTCCATATTTTAATAATAAAATATCCAACTTTTTGATTTGTACCAAATCCTTGTAATTTAGGTGATATACTAATACCATTTATAACATCATCTTTATTTGTCAATATTGAATTTAACATTGTACCAAGTGTATATAATTTAAATAGTTTAATACCATTATCTCCCATTCCACGAATAGAATAACTTCCTCCACGAATATTTTGAAAATTTTCCCATAATGGAGGAATATTGCCTTTCATCCAAAAAAACATACCATTTTTAATTTTATCACCAAGTTCTTTATAAATACTTAATACATCTTTTATATTTTTCACTGAAGCAATCTTTTCAAAGGAGTCTATGGACCATTTTTTCTCCCTTGAAGGGTGATAATAAAGAGTCCAAGATCCACTTGAAAATTCCTCTTCCATATTTACTATCAATACTCTGTTTTTATGTGCTTTACGAAAAATTAAAATTATCACTAAAAATATTTAAAATATGTTCATCTAAATTATCATCTAAATATTTCATTAAGTAGGTTTTATTACGATCTAATACTAAACCATTTGTATAAGTATAAATTTCCAATACTTGTTGTAATGTCGGGAAACCAATATTTGATCGTTCAACTCTTAATTCATTGAAAAAATCATCCAAACAAACTATAATCTTTTTTGTTGAATCTTCACATATTTCTTCAATCGTTGAAGTTATTATAGGAAATCTTTTAACATCATTATATAAACAATTATAATTAAAAAAAGTATTATAATACCGACTAAATTTCCAAGTTATTATAGCATCATTGTTTTTATGAATATAAGAATAAATATAAGCACTTGGATTTTTATCATAGAATATTAATATATCTGAATTATAACCTTTTTGTATATTATCAATACAAAATGTAGCCTCTTTTATAATAGACTCATATGATTTTGATACAAAATTAATCATAGGCAAAATATAATTAAAAAATAACTTGTGATACATCTCTATTATCTTTATATTAATACTTTATGCTTCTTACATTTACACACTTTTTGCTTACATTTGTGGCAAAAATCAGACCAATTTGTTGATTCAATTCTGTCGGGTGCGACTGCGACTGCGCCGGTAGTTATCGTATTTAAATTGCTTGTTTGTGATGTTATTGTTGGTGTTAAAACAGTAGTCGAAGTAGTATTATTATTCGTACTAGATGTTTGAATACCCATAGTAAATCCAAGATATAATAAAATCACTGGGACTAATATTAATACATAACCTATTAAATCAAGATTTCGCTTGCTTAAATATGCTAAAAATATAATTGATGGTATTGCGAATAAACAAATAAATATAGAACTACGATAATTGTTATCTCTCATATTTACAACAAATGCTCCAAAAAAAATTGCTGATGCCAATAATGCTGGATAATATATGTTCATCTACTATAGTTTCCTAATTTTCTGTTTTTCAACATCATATTTTCCAATAGGATCACTGAGTGCTCCTTCTTCATCAATTTGATATACAATCATATTTGTATCATGATATAATGTCATGCCTTTATATTCAAATGATGTATATTCTTCTTCTACCTCTTCTTCTTTTTCTTCTACTACTTCTTCTTCTTCTTTTTCTTCTACTTCTTCTACTTCTTCTACTTCTTCTTCTTTTTCTTCTTCTTCTTCTTCTTTTTCTTCTACTACTTCTTCTTCTACTAATACTTCTTCTTTTTCTTCTTCTTCTTTTTCTTCTACTACTTCTTCTTCATCTTCTTCATCTTCTTCTTTCTTGATTTTAACAATCTTATTATCAACTACTTCTAGACCTCGTAATTTCATATCGGCAAGAGCTGCATCACCAGATTTAGCATGAGCTCCATCACATGGTGTAGCATCACATTCATCACAGTATTCTTCTTCAGATTCATTTTTAGTATCATCTTCAATAACAATTTCTGGAATAATTTCATCTCTACTAACAAGAGGTGGCATATCACAAATACAATCATCAATTTGTTCATAACATTTATCACATGATGTATATTTCTTTGGAGTATCACCCATTACTTTTACAATAGGAACATTTTGTTTTTCCATAGAGTCAATTTTCTTTTGAGTATTTGTTAGTAAATCATTAAATTTATACATGGTAGATTCAAGCATATCATATTTATCAAGAAGAGTTACAATTTTCTTATTAATATCTTCAATTCTATGATTATCACAAGGACTAATGTTACTCATAGGAGCAGAATACGAATAACTAGAACGATTAGAATTTATAAGAACTTCAAGCATATCAAGACGAGAATTGATAGCATTACGTGTCTCACGAATAATCTCAGACATTGAAACATCCATTTTATACTAATATAATAAAAAAGGGAAATTTGAAAACAATTTTTTTACAAAAATGTATTTTTTTAGTTTTTATTTGTAATTTCTAAATTCATACAAGCATCAAGAGTACTTTCTTTATCTTTTAAAGGTTTATTTCTTTTTAAACGTAATCCTTCTTCAGTTTTCTGAATTTTATCAAATGGAAGAAGAGTAATATTGCTTTTCATTGATGTATCATAGAAATCAATTGGTTTTGTATCAATAGATCCAATAATACTAACAATAGGGGGCATATGTATATCAACACGAACCTTTTTACCTAGAATAGTTGCTCTATAACTATCAATTGTCAAAGGTCCTCCAAAAAGTTGGAGACTTTCACGAGGAGGTGCTGGAAAGATTTTTCCTTTACCATCAGTATCGTATATTCTATAAAGAAGAGCCATACGATCCCAACGAATATGAGGATCAATAGATTCTTTTAATAAATATGCCATAGCACATTCTGGGCAACAGAAATTTCCATATACTTTATAAATTCCATTACGTTCAGATTCTGGAATAATATATGGTTGATTAATGAATATATGAGAACACCAATAGCATGCGATATTTGTTTTTTCAGGAAGTTTATTTATTTTATTATTCTCAGCAAATTCAATCATTAAGTCGCATTTTGTAAATACTTGAAGAGGACGATTTTCAGTAATGGTATCGCTTGATATTATATTTTCATTTTCATATTTAATTGATACCTCAGATTCAGCAGATCCAACAACATTTTCAATTTCTTTATTTTCTTCAATAATACCTTGAGTTGCTCCAAAAATATCATCTACACTTGGATCATATGGTTCTGGTTGATTTGGAGGATTAGGATCATAACGCAATTGTTGATCACGAAATACTACTTCATTTGAATGAATTTCAAGATGTGCTATAAGAGGTTTGCGAGGTTCTGGAGTAAAATTTCCTTCAATACCATTTGGTGTTACAACAGCAACTACTTGTATTGGTTTCTTTGATTTTCTTTTTGGTTTAATAATATCAACTTCTTGTGTTTGTTCTAATTTTTTTCGTTGCTTAGGAGGAGCCATATTACTAATTAAATTCTAACACTAATATTTAAGTGGTTCATGAATAATGGTATAAACAACATTTTATGTATATCATAGATGGATCTATATGATGGTCTTCCACAAAGAGTAAAAAAAATATTTGAAATAATGATAAAAGAGCCTACATTACGTAGGCATATAATATTAACAGGCCCACCAGGATCTGGAAAAACGAGTTCCGCCAAAATATTTGTAGAATCTTTGTATGGAGGAGGAAAATTCTCTCGTGCTTTATTTTTAAATTCAAGCGATGAAAGAGGATTAGAAGCAGTAAGATCAAGAGTATATCCTTTTATTCGTTCATCGCTTCATGTTTTATTTCAGAATGAAGAAAAAGAAATGAAAACACCAAAAATAATAATATTTGATGAAGCAGAAACTTTAACTGATCAAGCTCAAATGGCTTTAAGGCCATTATTAGATGAAGATCCTAATAAAGTAATGATAATATTTTTATGTAATTCTATATCAAGAATACATTTATCAATTGTCCATAAATTTTTAGTTCTTCAATTAGAATCACCAATTCCTATTGATTTTAAAAACAGATTTACAAAAATATTAAATGAAAATGAGAAATCAACGAATAATATTTCAAATATTGATATATTATTTAGAAGAGGTGATATTCGTTATTTTTTATTAAATCCTGAAAAAAAAGAAGAAATAAAAAATATATGGAAAATTTTACTTCATGCTAAACGGAATGATATATATAATATTTTTATAACATTATCAAAAACATTTATGTTTCAAGAAATTACAATGTTTTTATATTTTATTGTAAATATATTAAATATAATTGAAGTAAAATCAATTAAACAATTATTAAAATTTACAGATCCAGATTTTCTTAAAATATATCCAAATGAAGGTAAAATACAATTATTAACAAAATGGTATATTGAGAATGTATTAGATGTTTTAGAAAATTTCTTTTAAGTAAAAAATAAAAAAAATTGTTTTAGGTATTCAATAAAATATGTATATATAATGGATTCTTCACTGTTACAATTTACACCTTTACGAATATCTACTCTTGTAACAACTGGACATTTAGGAACAATAATATCATTAGATAATTTATTTGATCAATTTAAAGAATATGCTATTCCTATTGGATATCCAAGTGAAGGATTCTTAAAACTTGAATATGGAGAGAAAGCACTAGGATATTCATCACGTGATATTTTATCAAAACGTAAAGTATCTAAAAATTCATTCTTTAATCAAGCAACAATAGTTGTAAGGAAACTTAGAGAAGATAGAATTGGATATAAAGAAGTAAATATTAAATTATTTGCGAATGGAGGCTTTCAAATGACAGGTATAACATCAGAAGAGTATTCTAAAAATACTTTAATGTGGTTAATTGATAAATTCAATACATTTACAAAACCAATTTCAAATAATCCTATTAGTATTAAAAAATTTTCAGTTCAACTTCTTAATTCAGATTATAAAATGAATGCTCTAGTTCGTCGTGATGAACTTCATAAAATTCTTGTAAATCAATACAAATTATTTAGCACTCTTGAAACAACAATTTATCAAGGTATTAATACTAAATATTATTATAATGAAAAATCAATACAAAAGAATGGTATTTGTTGGTGTGAAAGACCTTGTAGTGGTCAAGGAGATGGAAAGGAACTTGGTAATTGTAAGCGTATTACAATTGCTATTTTCCAAACAGGAAGTGTTATTATTACAGGGGCAAGAAATCATGAACAATTAAATGAATCATATGAATTTATGAATATAATACTAAAAAAACATTCTCAAGATTGTTTAAAAACTATTGTATAAAAATGTATAATGCGTTAAATTATTTTTTTGCCTTTCCGGATTGTCCTTAGAATAATGACAACTCCTAGTACTACTGAAGTAGTTCCTTCGGCACAGACTCTTACACATGCGGCTCGTATTTGTATTCAACAAGACAAGCCAATGATGTTAGATTATTATGTAGATACGGCAGCAAAAAAAGCGTTTATGGGTGAGGATACTGAGACAAAAGAGAAAATGTTAATTAAATCAAATGAAGAATTTACAAGTATTATCCAAAAGGTATATAAAATTCAAGAAGATTTTATAGTTCTTACTGAAAATAGTGTCTATGTTATTTCCGGAAAGGTTGAAAAACGTCGTATTAATGCTAAGGCTCTACGAGAAGAGAATGCTGATGAATAAAAATATTATTTATTATTATTAGAATGGCACGTAAAGCAAGAACTCATAGAAAAGGAAAACGGAGCAGTCGCAGACATAATAAAATGCGTGGAGGTTATCTTATTGGATCGCCCGTAAATGATACAAGTATTGAAAATGCAAGTAAGATAAACTTATTACAAGGAGCAGAATATGAAAAACAACATGTTGATCAACATGGCGGAAAAGCTCCTTTTGATTCTTCTTCTGACTTTACGGGTGTTTTACCAAATGAGATGCAAGCCCAAGCCAAAGTTCCAGTAATGTCTGGTGGTGTTGCTGAAATTGGAAATGATTCTCAATTCTCTGGTGTTCTAGATCCTTCTCTAAATGCTTCTGCTCGTATTGATCCTTTAACAAAGTCATTTGCTGAAATTGCAGGAATGAAAGATCAAGCTGGTGGAAGAAGACGTAAAAATAGATGTTGGGCGGGAGGTAAGAAATCTAATAAATCACGTAAGTCTCGTAAATCACGTAAATCACGTAAATCACGTAGATCAAACAGAATGCGAGGAGGTTCTGCGTCGGTTGATGATCCCACTGTATTACTTCCCGTTGATATGGAGAAAGCGGCTGTATTGGGAATGAATCCCGAATGGAAATTAGCAAGTAGTCCCGATTTAAAGTAGAATCTAAGAAAATATTTTCTTTAGTTCTTCTTCATGATCTTCTAAAATTTTCTTTTCATTTTCACTAACAACAATATTAACTTTTAATAAAAAGTTGCCAAATTGTTTGGAAGAACGTTTTGGCATACCTTCATTATTTACAACAATAACTTCATTATTCTGAGTTCCTTTTGGAATTTTGATTACAAATCCAGCGGGATGATTTGGATGATTTACAATAGTAGTTGTAGTTCCCAATAAACTTTCAGATAATGTTATATAACATACACCTTCAAGATCATTATTATTTCTTTTAATATCAATATTTTCATCGGCCTCTTGAAAGAATATATGAACATCACCCGGTTCCATATAATTTAAATCATCACTACATTCATTTTGAAATAATAAATTATCTCCTTTTTTCATACCAGGTTCAACTTTAATATCAAGAACCTTTTCTTGACTAAATGTTTTTTTGCCTTTACAAATGGTACATGATCCAGAACCATTCTTCCCCTTCCCCTTACAAGAATGGCAAGGACCACGAGTAATCGCATGCATTCCCGGTCCAACCATCATCGTTTGTTGAACAACTCCAGACCCATTACAAGTAGAACATGAAGAAAATGTAGAGAATCCTTCTCCTTTACATCCACTACAAAATTTCTGTCGTTCAAACTGAACTTTAATATGTTTTCCATGATAAAAATCATGAATACTAATTGGTATTTCATGAATCTTAGGTTGTGGTTTATGTTTTTTTTGCCGCATGCCTCCAGGCATTCCAGGAACATGGTCAAAAACATTAAATGGCATCCCTCCACCACCAAACATATTTGAAAAAATACTTCCTAAATCTACTCCTCCATTTCCATTCATTCCCATTCCTTGTTCATCTGTAGAACCAGTCATATCATATATTTGACGTTTTTCAGTATCACTTAGAATTTCATATGCTTTTTGAATTTTTTGAAATTCTTCTGCTTTTCCTCCTTTATCAGGATGATTTGTTAAACATAATTTTCTATATTGTTTCTTAATTTCATTATCATCAGCATCTTTTGATACACCTAGAATAGAATATAAATTATCTTCAGATGCGTTCATTCTTTTTCTTTATTAATTCTACAGAAAAGGTTTAAGCATTCAACAATTTTCCATGTAGGCAAATGGTATTTAAAACTAAATTAATAGGACAAAGTGAAATAGAAGAAATATTCAATAGAGTTTTAGAGAATGATAATATTCCCCATTTATTTATAACAGGTATTCATGGATCTGGAAAGACAACATTATTAAAAGAATTTATTGATGCTTATTATAAAAAACATAATATTAATAATATGAATGAATGGATTATGAATTTATCATCAGAAAAAGATCGAGGAATACACTGTATAAGACAAAATGTTGCTGAATTTGTTCATCATTCATCGGCAAAACCTGGTATATATAGATGGATTCTTATTGATGATGCTGATAGTCTTCCAATTATTAGCCAGCAAGCATTACGAAGACCCATGGAAACACATGCTCATACAACAAGATTCTTTTTTTGTAGTAGATATCCATCTGATTTAATTAGTCCTCTAAAATCACGATGCCTACATTTAGAAATGGAAACAATTTCTTCAATGGAATATATAAAATACTCTTTAATTATAAATAAATCTCCATTTAAAATTACATTAGCAGGAATAACATTTCTATTTACAATTGTACATACACCTCATCAAATTGAAACAATTATAAAAATTTTATCATATTATTATCATGATAAAAAAGAAGTTGATGCTGATGATATAAATATATTATTTGGTTCTCCGAGTTATAATATAAGTCTTGAAATAATTAAAAATATTGTAAAAAAGAATGAAAAAGAATTATGTAAATTATTTTTTAAAATTTGGTCTACGGGAATTAGTTATGAAGATTTTTTATATGAATTAAATACAAATATTAAACAATTTGGTATTCTTAAACCAAAAACAAGTGAGCATTTATATTATATAATTATGAAAGGATGGATACAATTTGCACAAGGTAAAACATATTCTTTTGATATGTTAAGATTGATGTTATAATAAGTAATAAATAGAGAGAACAATGATTGACAATAAAGGGTTGTTTAAAATCCCATTAGAAAAAAAGTTTGTAGAAGAAATATTAATATATTTACAATTTCTTGGATTACATGATCTTAAAACATTTACAAAAAAAGATTTATCCAAAGAGAGATTTGAAGAAATTATTACTTGGATTGAACCATATTATATTCCTTGTAAAGCAAAGCGTTTTTTATATAATGTAGATGAATCTAAACAAATAACGATATTACGTCATATATTACGATCTATTGGATATGATTTATATGTACAAGTAAAATTAATAAATTCTATAAAATTAACAACATATCAAATCTATAAAAAAATTAAAGATTTAGAATTATCTGCTAATTATATTGTTGAATTTGAATAAAATACTTATAAATAAATTACTTTCAAGTATTTGTTCTTCTGACATACGGAGAAACCAAGAAAAATTACTACGATTTTGTAGTTCTTCCCAATCTAGAGGGACATATAACGCATTTGTTGATATAATAATATCATTTGAAGATAATAAATCTTCTAGTTGTATTCTTTTTCCATTTGATTTACGAGCAAATTCAAACTCGGGATAATATGATATCATATCTGAAAAATCATTCATTACTGAATATAAATCCCATTTAATATCTTTACGAAATTGTTTTCCTCCTTCTTGATGTTCAATACGTTTTAATGAAAGTTCTTCTAATACTACAAATATTGGATGATCTTTATAAGGAGAATACATAATATCTGTTCCAGGAACTGATGTTCCTTTAGAATCAGAATATGTTTCATCTTTATCGGTTCCAAAAAATACAACATTTTCTTGTTCTGACAAATCTGGTAGAGATTGTAAGAAAATTGTAGAAGGTTTTACCCATAATCCTCCAAATCTTCTTAAAATTGTAGAACGAATATAATTTATTTCTGCTTCTCCTACAGGAGCAATAGGGTTCTGTAAAAATGTAGGAAGTTCTTTCCATCCTCCTAGTAATACAGCAACATCTGATAATCCAGCAAGAACTTTTACATTATATGTTGTGCCATTATTCATTACAATAGATTCATAACATAAATTTAAAAATGGAGCATTTAATACACGTGATGAACGTCCTCCAAAATCTGCCCACCAACGACTATTCACTTCACTTTGATCATAATATAACCATAAAGTAGGATTTTCACTTCCTATTAATATAAGATTACTTCTTACAAAAGTATTTTTATCAATCTGTTCATTGGAATAATAATATGCTGCAGCACCACCAATAGTGGTTAAACATAATATTACAGTAAGAAATATTAATACATGTGTCATACTAATAATATTTACGAAATAATTCTGGATATTTATGAAATTCATTTTCAATTGGTATATTCTGTAAAATATGATCGTTTCTTTGTTGATAATCAATACCTTTTGAAACAACAAATCTAAGATAATCAATATCATTAAAGGGATAACGATTAATATCGGAATGAGAAAAACTTTTTATTTTTCTTTGAATATCTTCTGGACTCATAAAATATGTAAAATGCCAACCACAGTTTCGCCGTATTGTATCGCTACCCAATTTATATACTCGAATATAATCTAAATCTTTATAGTTTTCTTTTCTTAACATAGTAGAACTTATTAAATATGCCATTTCCCAATGATCATGTAAGAAAAAGTTAAAATTATAAAAATACATTTTCATTGTTAATAAAATTACTTTATCTTGTAAAGAATCAAATAATGTATCTTTTAATTCAGAAATATCATATATTTCATCTACATCACATAGAGCCAGTATAAAGTCTTTTCCATCAAAATCATTTAATAATATATTTCTTATATAATTTCTTTGAAGTTTTTCTTCATGAAAACATTTTTTAATATTATCAATAAAACTATCATTTGGTAATTTATTTAATAAAGTATTAATCTTTATAAATTTAATCTTATTTAAATATGGTTCAAACCATGATTTATATGTATCAATATAATAACTATTTTTTTCATGACCAGTAAAAGTATAAAGACTTTCTACAATATAAAAATAATCAACATAATTATAAAGATATTCTAAACGTAACTTCACAATCGGTTCACCATTAAATAAAAATGAATCTATAAATAAAACCATTTTTATATATTTACTACAATTTCTTTAGACGAATTTATCCTTTTCTTTTATCAGTTAATACAAGTTGTTTCATACGCTCAAAATATTTATCAGAATTCATTAATTCTTCAGCAGCTCTTCTTTGTCGTAGAATCTCTTTTTGTTCCATTAATTTTTCTCCTTCTTGAATTCTCTGTAAATCATCACTTGATAATGGTGGTGGTGCTTTTCCATATTCATTCTTATAGTTTTCAAAATTTCTATTATCTACACGAACATGTGCTACTTGTTTTGAAAATGTATTTTCCGTTGTATATGCTTGTTTCAAATCTGTAAAATTTAAATCAGAATTATAAGCTGCTGTATAACTTTCTGGTCTATCACGACCTAATTCAATACCAAGAGTTGGTGCCATAATCATTGATTGAGGTTGATGTATAATATAATTTCCTTTTGTAGCATTCGTTTTCGCATCATCTTCAAACATTTGATTAAATACATCACGATTGAATTTTCCACTAAATTTAGGATTGTTTGTTTCATCTTTATCTTTTCCTAGCCAATCACCATAACCATCTTCATCAGGATCCGGAATACGTGTTTGTTCAAACATTTTATTAAACGCATCCATATCAAGTTTCTTCGGATTTAATCGTATAGGTTCTACATGTTTTACAGAGTCATATTCTTTGGATCTAGAATCTTTTAGTACATTTGGAGCATCAACATTCACTGTTGTAGAACGACCTCCATGAATTCTTCGTAAAATCTCTCCTAAATAAGCATAGGCTCTTGTTACTTTTTCAAATTCCTTTTCAGATCCTCCTTTGTCTGGATGATTTTTTAATGTTGATTTCTTATAGGCTTTTTTTAAAGTTTCTTCTGTTAAAGCAACCTCTTCTTCCAATCCAAGAATTTCTAAACATGCTTGAAAATATCCTATTGCTTTTTCTTCTGAATTTACCTTTTCTAGTCTATTTTTATATTCTTTTTTATGCTGTGTTACTATAGTATTTTGTTGTTTATCTTCTTGTTGTCTTTTTTCTTGTCTTTCTGGAATATAATTATTATACTTTGCAACGTATGCTAATAAGTCAGAATATATACCCGTAATCTTAGCACTTGTAACATATTCAGAACCTGCTAATAATGTTTGAATCATTTTTACTTTCATAGCCGGATTCTGAATTGTATTTAATTCTCTATATATTTTTACATGTGAAGGAGGAATTATTGTCTCAACTGAATTAATATTTCCCATCTAACAAGTATAATAATATGTTTTTAGACTATTTTCCTTAAGAATTTGGAAGAAAATATTGGAATATTTGATTCACATTCATAGATCCATTTTTTTCCAAGACTATGAACATTAAATGTAGTAGGAAAGAATTGAATATATCTAGTTGGAAAGTTTTTATATTTATTACTTGGTATTAAATTATAACTATGTGGAGGCAATACTATTGCTAGTTGTTGTTCTGGTTCAATAGGGTTCTGAATATTATATATAATATTAATAGTATGTTTCTCTAAATAATTATAGATATCTTTCCATAATGGTACATACATATAAGGATAATACCAATCAAATTCTATTTCATTTCCATTATAATAATCTATGACCCATTGTAACCCTTTTAGATATTCTTGAATAATTTTTTCCTTTTCATTATGTAAAAATTTTGTATAATATATTTCATTCCAATTATATTTCATTTTTCCATTTTCATATATTTCGGATTCTACAAACCATTTTGAAGGTAATGAAAAAACACTAGCCATTTTTATTTCATAATCTGTTTTACCTTTATACGCAAAACTATGTTTCTTCTTTTTACACATTTGTTCAATTAAAGTATCTTCTTGATTGTATATCTCTTTAATAAATAATTTTAATACATTCCATTGTATTTTAGAATCTTTTATGAGAAACATATTTGTTGAATGATATTTTTGTAATAAATTATATAAAATAATATATCCCCCATCTTTAATTGTTAGACTAATAGAATGAGGAACAAAATCATTTCCTAATAAACTCATCATCATAATATAGTCTTCAATATATTCTTTTTTTGGATTCTTAAATAATTGTTTCTTTAACTCTTCAATATTTAAATATAAAAATTGTTCTTTATCAAAAGTATCTAAAACAACAGAATTAAATTCCATTACTTCACGCATTAAATATATAGTATTATCAAAACTATTTAACATACTCAATAATATTAAATCAGCATCTAATCCATATACTAAAAATGTTGCTTTATCATTATATGACTTTATAAAATTCATTACTTTATGTTCTCCTTCTCCAGGTTCATCATAACCACTAATAGACCATTTAGTATATTTTGAACAAAGATCTAATAAGGCATTATGTAATTTCTTCATAAATAAAGTTCCTGGAGTAATTGAATTCTTATCCCATGATTTTTGCCCAAATACTTTTACTCCATTCTCAAGTTCATATGGTTCCATAAATATTGATTTAAAACGACGAAGACGCTGTTGTTTCATTTTTGCCATTGGAACAACACCATCTACGGCTATAAATAGTCCATTTGGTTTTCCAGCAGATTTATAAATATGCTCAACATAATTACATATTTCTTTAATTAATAAAACTTCATATAATTCATCATTTTCATATAAAGGAATTTTACTTAAACAATGATATACAATACAATTAAAATCTAAACATAATATTGTTCTATCAGTTTTCTTATATTCATTTGTAATAGTTTTTTTATTTTTTTGACATAATAATCTATAATACGATGGAATGCCCATTCTCTATTATACTATAAAAACAATTCTTAAAGCAGAGTAGGATGATAGAAGCATTACAAGATATATTTAATATATTTCCAGATGGAATACTATTTGGATCATTTGTATTAAGTATTCTAACATTATCATCCGTTCATACAACATTTACAATAAGTATAATTGAAAGTTTATGTTTTTTATATGGGTTTCAACAAATTATTAGTTCTTTAATGGGAAGTACATTTGGTCCCTCTAAATGTAAGCCTTCTATATATCATTCAACATTCCAAGATTTACTTTTAACATATTCAAATAATAATCCTTCATATGCTGTATATATAGTTTCATTCGCATGTTCATATATTGCCTATTCACTATTTCAAGTTCAAGATGAATTAGATGTATTAGAAGATTCTAAATATAAACAATACAAAGTATCATTTATTTGTTTAATAACATTATCTATATTATATTCTTTATTTAGAATTTGGTTTTCATGTGATAGTATGTCAGCATCAATGCTAGGATTATTCTTAGGAAGTGTAATGGGAATTTTAATTGTAACTCAGAATGTAAATGTATTTGGAAAAGAGTATATTAATTTCTTAGGTATTCCTCTTTTACGAAATAAAACAATTAATAATCAACCAATTTATATATGTTCATCATAGTTAGATGAATCTAGTAAATATAATAAGAAAAAATATATTATATGCTTTTCTAGCATTACCTTTACTGTTAATAAGTTATGAAGGAATAATGACTCTGGGTGTAGGAAGTCGTGCGTGGGGAATATTATTTGTAGGTCAATTAATTCTAGTTACAGTATCTGCTACTATTTTTTCATTTGTATTTGATAATTATTTAAATAATCCAGTAGGAGTATTATTTTTATTTATCATTTGTATGGTTACTCCTATCATTTTAATATTATATGCTCCTAAATAATATACCGGCATAGATAGGGAAACACAATGGATCTGAATTCAACAATATTAGGATTTTCTATATTTGGAATGATTGTTGTTGGAATGATTGGCGGTATAGTTTTATTTCTTACTGGATATCTTAGTATATCTAAAATAGTATCATTCTTTACATTACCTTTCTATTCTATAAAAGATTTATTTATGAATAATGATCCCATACCATTAAGTGATGTTTGTTCGTTATTTCCTAGTATGAAATCTCATTCATCTCGTGTTCCAAGTATTTATATGGCACATATTGCTTTCTTCTTTGGATTTATATTTACAAATGCGTATAGTATTTATGTATTACCTACTGATAATTCAATAAGTACTCTTGTTAAAAATCGTAAATCTAGAGCACTTATGTCAATGATATTAATTGGTATTTTATATTTAATTATATCAATTCTACGATTAACAATAACTGGATGCGAGTCTCTATTAGGATTAGTAGTAGCAACAACAGTATTTGGTGCTCTAGGATATTCATGGTATAAGTTTGCGGAATATTGTGGTGCCAGAAATGCTGATATTTTTGGTATTTCTTCTTCATTTATTTCATCAGATATAAATAATACTCAAACCCAACCATTAGTATGTAATAAATCATCTTAGTAATTCATAAAACGAGATAAAAGATTTAAAGTTTTAAAAAAGTCTTGTCTTATAATTATATTAATAATTCTATATTTTTGAAATAATATATCTAATTCTTTTACAAATATATTTAAATCATTTTTTGTATATTTATATTTGATTGATAAATTTTCATATTGAAATGATTCTTTTAGATTTTCTTTATTAACTTTTTCATGAAGATTAAAAAAATATTCTTTAGCATATTCTTTTAAATTATTATATAGTATAATATCTTTTTTCTTTTTATTATAATAT